ACCTTATAAGAAGAAGATGTAACTACGCCAAAAGTAGATGTTCCTGTACTTGTAATAGCACCACTAGAGATAGTTCCTATGTTGGTTAGATTACGAGACGAGTCTATTACATTGGTATTATTAACTCTATAACCTGCAGTATTTAAGAAAGATAAATTGCCTGACATTTCAGGTGAACCTGAAGAAGTCCATTCACCTAAGGTAAAATTACCATCGCTAGTCATCGTTAAACTTCTTGATACTACACTTGCCCAATGGAAGTTTAAGTTTGGAGAATACTGATTATTGGTTGAGTTATTGGTATTTAATCCTCTTTCTCTTATAGAGATAGGTGACACCTGCCAATCATCATGACCAGTAGTATGGTGCGAATGAAATTGACTTACATTTGCTCCTGAATTTACAATAAGTCTAGCACTAGAGATAGTTCCTACATTTGTGGCTGGGTTATTTTTAAAATCTACTGCACTTCCAGTTAACGCAAACTCTACGCCGCCACTAGCTCCGTGCGTGTAAAAATTTAAGACATTACTATTAGCTGCAATTAAAGGTTTATTAGAACCATATCCACCTGCCCATTGGATATCTGCACCATCATTTAGTTGTATTTTACCTGTTACTGCAGTATTAGAACCAAGTGTGATTAGTGAACCAGTATCTGTAATGTTTGAATCGTCTAATATTGTGCCATTGAATTTGACTACTTTATTAGTAACAATATTTGTGACACCGATAGATGTTGCCGATATTGCACCAGATATTGTGGTTGCTTGAAGTTGTCCGCTCGAATTGACTATAAGAACACCGCCCACTTCGAGGCCGTTCTTTATTCTGAAATTATGATGTGTTGCCATAAGGTTTCACTCTCCACCGTTTAGCGTTAATAAATTTATTATACTTCTATTTATACATTTACTAAACTAAGATGGAATGTCTAACAACCTTAAATTGCATTGAATCTGCAGATGCTGGAGTTGCAAGAAGTCTTATATTACCCGAAACTATATCAGCATCGAATGTGGCCTCTGCAGCACTACCTGTAAATATTGTACCGTATTCTGTCATTGATGGAGTTGTACCATCATGTATTAAAAGTATTTCTGTAATCTGATATGTGCTATCAGTTGTGTTAGTAATTTGTACTGTAAATCTAGCTGATCTAAAATCGGCTGCAGGGAATGTATCTACCTGAGCCGCACTAGTCGCTGAAGTGTTAACAGCGTATGTATCGATACCAGCATGATCCACTTGAAATTCTGATTTAACATTAGTGGAATTAAATCCATCACCTACTGCAACTCGGCCGGTTGATGTGTCCATGTACATAAGACCAGTGTTTGTTCCACCAGTATTTCCACGGAACTCAAAGTCACCAGCTGCTGTACCCGTTGTTGCTTTCCAAGTTCCACCATAGTTTCTAAATTCACCAACTGATGCTGTATATACGTTAGAAGCAGATGTAATACCAGCGGTATTAAGATACATTCTTTGAGCACCGCCAGCAGAAAATCTTAACGTATCTGCCTGGCTATCAATATACATTCCAGTATTTTGATCACTATCAAAAGTATAAGTTGGAGCAGCAGGAGTACCATTACTTGCTTTTATAGTATCCGAATATACACTTAACCACTTCTTACCAGAAGAACCTAAATTATAATAACTATCTGTAGAAGATTGAAAAGACCTTTGAATTTCAATATGGTCTAGTGTATTATTATATGCTATCTGAGCCCAAGCATTTCCTGCCGAGTTATAAAGTTTTAATGCGCTACCGTTATCAATTCTAATATCACCAGCAACATGTAGTTTATGAGTAGGAGCAGTCGTTCCGATTCCAACCTTACCGCCCCAAAGAGATATAGTCTCTAATGAGCCGGCGCTCATAAGCGCCATACGAGGACTGCCAGTGCCGTCTACTCTAAGTTTTATACCTGCATAGTCCCAACCTGCGTTATTTGAAGCACCAAGTTTTAATCCCCAATTATCTTGGTTAGCTGCATAAGTGATAGGAGTAGAATATATTCCTCCAGCATGAATATGGAGTTTTTCAGTTGGCGAAGTTGTGCCAATTCCAACCTTGCCATCGCCTTTTATCATCATGTCTGTGCGATTGTCTGTTACGTTATGAAATCCTAAACCAACTGCACTTTGTAGTCCTATTCTAAATGTATCATGGTTGGTTCTTTCTAATCTTATTTGGTCTGCACTTGTGCCAGATATATGAAGCGCTGCTGATGGATTATTTGTACCAATTCCAAGATTTCCAGCTTCTGTAAGACGCATTAGTTCTGTACCAGAACTACTATTTCCGTTTATATTCCATTCAAAAGATCGGTTTGTATCATCGTTATCACTATCAATATTAAATGTCATATTCTCAAAAGCATTGATATGACCACTGCTTGAATCAGCAGTACCTAGGTATATTTCTCCGCCTAAAACACTAACAGTTCCAGAAGCAATAGTATTACCACTTGAATTTACATTTAATTTAGTAACACCACCAACTCTGAATTCATGACCAGATACTGTTCCACCTAAAGAGCTTCTACCATAAGCTACAGCGGAACCGTTCCAATACATTAACTGAGTATCTCCGCCCGTTGCACCACCACCAACAATAGCAGCACCAGAATTAATTTTAACCCCGGATCCTGCTGCACCACTTACATGAATACTTTTATTAATGTCCCATTCATCAGTTGTGCTTGCATATGTGATTCTGGCATCTGTGTCAGATCCACAATCAACTGTAATCCCTGCACTATTTGCTGCTGCTTTGTTTGCAGATCCACTTGCAAGAGTAATATTCTTATCGTCTACCGTTAATGTAGTAGAATTAATCGTTGTGGTAGTACCATCTATTTGTAGATTACCTGCTATAACGACAGTTCCTGTATCATCCCCATGAGCTGCAGGGTCAATCGTAAATGTGGAAGGACCTCTTAGGTATCCAGTTGTTGTGATATTGGCCGCACTAATATTTCTACTTGCATCGACAAAAGCAGATCCGCCTACTTCTATTGCTCCTCCTGCCGCTACTCTAAAGTAGTGGCCAGAACTATTCTCTGCTCTAATAGCATATCCTGAATCTTGTCTAATATCGAGTTTTGCACCAGCAGTAGTATTTCCAATTGCTACGTTACCGTCTCCAGTAACTCGCATACGCTCAGAAGGTTCAGCAGAAGGGCCTGAAGTAGCAATAATTAAATCATGGTCATTTGCTGTACTTTGAATCTCTGCCGCAAGGTAAGCACCTCGTACGGTATTTTGAATACCCCCTAAGAAAATACTACTTGCTTCTCCAGTGGAGCCAGAGTCATTTCCTCGTACAACTAGACCGTAAGCTTTATTTGCTGTTGCTTGAACTGAATACTCTATGTACTGGCGACCAAAAGTGTGTAGAGCAGGATTCGTTGATCTGTTTATTCGTACTAGCTCAGTGTCTGTACTTCCAATAAGCCCTCTAAACTCTAGTCTATCATTCTGCCCATTGTAATTAATTTTAAAGTTACTTGTACCAGAGACTTCGGAAAATATAATTGTGCCATTCGGATTTGTGTTTGCTCCAGAATTATCAAGCAGAGTAATTGTTGGATCTGTTTTTGAAATAAGTAAATCACCGGATGTGGTAATAGCACCACTAGAGATAGTTCCAACTGAAATATTATCACCCGATTGGTAATATGTGGAATCTAAAATACCAGTAAAATTACCTGCAGTAACAATTTTACTTCCTCCGGTTAGGTTTGCGGAAGTGGCCCAGTATGGTTCGTCATCTGTACCTTTACCAAAATACCTTGAGTTACCTGCACTAAATTGTATACCAACTTGATTACTAGTAGGACTAGCTCTTTCTAATGTAAGAGGTGTTGCATTATTATTAGATGTTAAAACTGATAGACCATCAATATCTAATGAATCAGCTTGTACTTCTCCTGTTATGTCTATACCTAAGCTGGTTGTTGCTAGTTTTTGGTTTGCATTGTGATATAGATTTACACTACCACCATCATAAGCTACCAAATAATTAGCACCCACTGAATTACTTACAACCAGTGACGTACCTTGTAAATACAAATTACCTGTGCCATTTTCTTTTATGTAACTATTACTGCCATCATGGTAGATTTGTAAATCTGAAGAGTTACCAAATACTGCTTTGTCACCATCGCCGAAGTTTAAGTTAGCAGATGTAGTACCACCATCAAAAGTAATTGTTCCTGTAACATCTATACCTGTTGAGGTTGTTTCTAGCTTTTTAGAATTATCATAGAATAATTTAACTGCACCATTTTGTGTTGCAGTAAGCATATCTTCATTTAATGCCACATTTCTTATAGCAAGTACATCTGAACCTATTAATAATTTACCAGTACCTGCATCTTTAATTACGCTATTGCTACCATTATGATAGATTTGTAAGTCTTGAGAATCACCAAACTGTAATTTTTGATTATCATTAAAGTTTAAATTGTTTACAATAGAGACATCTGATTTATAAGCATGAATTTGAATTAAGTCGCCAGCATCTGCAGCAGTAGTTAATACTACCGATGTTCCATTAGTGCCAGTGTAATCTTGAGAAGAACCTTCATCAAGAAGAATACCATTCATAAAGACTTGAACGGAAGGAGGAGTGCCTGTGTTATAGGCTAGAGTATTTGAATTATTGTCAGTACCAGAAAACGTTGTTTGGTTAGCAGTTGCTGTATATTCATACGCAATAAAGCTGGATGCTATTCCTGAGGCACTACCTCCAACCTCTACAATAGTATCAGTACCGCCTACGCTCTTCTTCATGTAGACTTTACCGTCTGCAGTATTAAGTGCGAGTTCCCCTAGGTTTAAATTAGATGTGCTGGGTATAGACCCACTGACGGCTGAGCGTCGTAAACGAATGTCTGATAATCTGGCCAATGTTGGCTCCTATGTTTCAACTCTTATATAAGAGATATTAATTAAAAATAAAATTTCTGCTAATATATATTAGCGTATATCTATTTATAATGTTTAGGAAGCCAATTGCTATGTTTTAGTAAGTTCCGCCATCTATTACATCAGAAGCGAATGGAACACCTGAACCATTAAACTGAATCAGATCTCCTTGAGTACCAGTTACTTGCGATAAAGCAGTACCTGCACCGTTTGATATAAATACACCGTTACCTGTAAAGCTTGATACTCCAGTACCACCGTGAACAACTGCAAGGTCATTACCAAGTGTTACAGTTCCTGATACATCTAGGTTACCATTAAGATCAAGGTCTGCATTTACTTCAACTTCATTAGTAGCTGAATCAAGTACTAACTTACCAGCCGTTGTGGTAATAGTTTGGTCATCAGCAATACCAACTGTGATATTACCAAGATCAGCACCTGTACCATAAATGTTTCCAAATTCAGCATCACTCCATGGTGCGGAAGCGTCTTCTCCACCACTTAAATCTTCGTCTTTAGTAAATACAAATCTTTCTGTTTGTATATCAAATCCAAAGAATCCAGTAGCAACTGCAGAACCAGTTCCCCATTTAAATCTTACACCACGATCAAGACCATCTGATGTATTTGAAGAAGTGTTATCTGCTAATGCGATTACTGGGTCGTCTAATGTTACAGTTGTTGATTCAACTGTGGTTGTTGTACCTTGTACTGTAAGGTTACCCGAAATAACTACGTTATCTGTAAGACCATTACCAAGATTAATAGAAGAGCCATTGACATTTAAGTTGCCATCAATAACTGTATTACCAGTAGCACCTGCGACTGTTAATTTGTTTGAACCTACTACTAAATCTGTTGTTACTGTTAAATCGTTTCCTACAGTAACATCATTAGGTAATCCAACTACGACTTTTACATCTGTACCTACTTTAGTTACAGCAGTTTCAATTTCATTAGTTGTTCCAAGTATCTGTAAATCATCTGTTAGAATATCTACATCTTGTGCACCAGTATCACCGTCAACTGTTAATGCTGTTGCAACAGCAACTTGGTTAGCAGCTATTAAACGACCTTGTTGGTCAACTGTAAAGGTTGGAATTTGTGTAGCTGAACCATAAGACCCTGGAGTTACTGCAGTATCATCTAGGTCAATTTCAATTGTATTACCTGAACCGGTTGTTGTAATACCAGTATCACCTGAAATAGTAAGTGTTTCTGAATCAAGGTCAATAGATAATGCACCACCATTATCACCTTGGAAGTCTAAGTCTTGTGCTGTAACAACACTATCAATATATGTCTTAGCAGCTAGTGCTGTAACTAACTGAGAGTTAGTAGCACCTGCTAAAGTTGTTGATGTTGATATGCTTGTTACTACTTGACCTGAACCTCCAGTTGCTTCAAGAGCAAGAGATCCAATATTTAATTCTGTTACATGTTTATTAACATCTACGATTAACGCTTTATTGGCTGTTGTAGCACCATGTACATGATCGAGTAATCCTACAAAATACTTACCGCCAATTAAATCGACACTAGAAGCAACCCCACCAGATTCTGTTCCAGTACCAATATATAATCTATCACCATTGTTTGCTTGTGTACCAGCTACATATGAGTATGCTAATTCACCTGTTTTAATATTACTAGGGGCATTGGTGGTTGCACCCGTAGTTAAGATTTTTATTCTTGTTAAATTAGCCACTAGTATGTGCCTCCAATTATATTGAGATTTTGATTCTCTAAACTTGTTATGACTTCGTATTTACCCGAAGATCCATTTCTTTGTAGCATTCCGCCATCAGGATTTCCATTAACAGTTACGTCTGTTAGATCTCCTAGCGTTAATTCGAAATTACCAACCGTTACAGACTTAGCTTGTATTTCTTGTTGAGCTTTAGATTTACCTTTAACTCTTCCGCCTGTCTGAATTTTTGCTTTCATGTTAGCCATTTATTCTTTACCTTATCTTGTTACACCTGGTGAAACTTCTACTTGTCCTTCTAAAACTCTTGTAACGACTCCTGTAGATGATGTAATTTCGACATCATATACATATCGTCCAGCCTTCATAGCATTAGTAGTAGAAGCATCTAGAAGTAACTTAATAGTTCCAGCACTTGTATTAAATACCGTTGCAACAAAGGCTACAGCTGTAGAGGAACTAAAGTTTTTTCTAATCTGTCCTGCTACAGTGTAATTCGTTAAATTTAATATAGCATCTTCCGCATCAGTAATATCTACTTTTATATCAAAGGTACTACCTTGGTCAATATTTAAATTTGAGTATATAGCCATTAACTTTTACCTATCTATTTATACTTTTAAGATTTTCAATCTCATCTCTAAGATATTTATTTTCTTCTTTTAATTCTTTTATTGCTTCAATAAAGAATGCAGATAGTTGGTTATAATCTACAACTTTATGTGTCTCATCAGTACCAAGTGTTTCTACTTCTTTAACAGCACTTGGGATTACCTTTTCCATGTTTTGAGCAATTACACCAGCTGAAGCTTTACCATCTTTCTTCCAATTAAATGTTACACCATCTAATTGTGAAACTAATTCTAAGGCACCTTCAACTTTTTGGATGTTATCTTTTAGTTTAGCATCTGATGCAGTAGTATTTGAGACTGCAACAATATCGTCGGAAGCATGAAATGTTCCATCATTGCCAAACCTGAATTCTTCTCGCATACTGCCACTTACTTCAGCATTAATACTAATCCTAGAATTGCCCGTCCCGCCGGTGCCAACAATTTCAATAGCTGGGCCCATACTGTGATCCCAATGGAAACCGCCGCCACCACTTCCCATTGAAAGTTTGGATAATCCCTGAGGATACATGTAGTAACTAGTAGTACCGATATATGATACATCACCTCTTAGATCGCTCTCTACACTAAATACTGTACCATTAAGATCTAATCCGCCACCTGCAGAATATGTTGTATTACTGTCTACTAAAGTAATTGTTGTATTACCTGATTGATCAACTGTAAATGCTTGATTAGATATTCCAGGTTGGACTATAGTAATTGTACCATTATTTGCCGCACTTGGTATACTAGGTTTACTCGTTAAATCACTGTAATCATAACCAGTACACCTTGATAAATCCCCTTGGAAGTTAAAGTTAACATCACCTAAGATATTTGTGCTTGGATCATACATCATACCAGGATCGTATTTTAATGATTTGTTTCCTGATGAGTTAACGCTTACAAACGTAGGGTAATGTACTCCAGCTGTTCCTGCAGTTTGCGTGGTATATATGTTTGAGCTATTAGTTGCACTTGTTGCTGTAGATGCATGTGTTGCTGTATCGGCATTTCCTTCTAGATCACCATCAAATTTTGTTGCTGTGATTTCAGCAAAACCATGAAGATGAGCTGTATGTGGATTATAATTAAAGTGAGAATTGTCAGTATCAATATAAGGCCTTTGATATGATGAACCATTGAGTGTACCAAAGTATACTTGATAATTAGCATTAGTATTTGTTTCATCAACATTAATGTTATGAGCATTTGTTGCTGTCGTTGCTGTCGTTGCTGTTGTAGCATTACCACTTAAAGCACCACTAAATGTTGTAGCATATAGAGTATTTGTATCCATCCTTGCAGTTATTCCTGAAGTTGAATAAACATTACCCTGGGTATTAATACCATTATGAGAACCTAAAATTCTCATAACAGTGGTACTATTATATTGGTTTACATACACCTTATCAGAATTAGTAGCATTAGTAGCATTAGTAGCACTTCCAGCTGTTGTAGCTGTTGTAGCACTTCCAGCTGTTGTAGCAGATGTGGCTGTTGTAGCATTACCTGATAAAGCACCAATAAATGTAGTCGCAGATATTGTATTATCATTCGGCTGAAATGTTATTCCAGCAGTAGAATATAGAGTATCACCACTATGCCAAACTGCGCGGTAATTGCTGTTTGCATTTGAATCATTAACATCTACTGTATCAGCCCAAGTAGCTGTATCAGCATTTCCTTCTAGAGCACCATCAAATTTTGTTGCTGAAATTTCAGCAAAACCATGAAGATGATTTGTGCTTGGATTATAGTTAAAGTGGCCATTATCAGTATCGATATATTGTCTATTATATCCAGCATTGTTGTTAGCACTAAATGTTACTTGGTAGTTAGTATTACCATTTGCTTCGTCAATATTAATGTTATCAGCATTTGTTGCATGACCAACACTTGTAATATCTTTACTAACAAGATCAGTAATATGTCCAAATCCATCAAGAGTAATATCTTGGATAACATTGTTACCGCTATTATTAACACTGGCTTGACTTGAAGTATCTGCGTGAGATACGCTAAAAGTACTAGCGCCCGATTGATTAGCTGACCAGTTAGTATCACCACCAAGAGATATACCACTGCCAGATGCTGTTGTAACTGTGGTAGTTCCGTCACCTATTACAACAGCAGCACTAGTTGCACCAGTTACGTGACCGTATGTATCAAAGGTTAAATCTTGTATAAATGTATTACCAGAATTATTAATATCAGCTTGACTTGATGTATCAGCATGATTAATAGAAATATGATCTGATGATGCACTAACCGATAATGTAATACCAGAGTTTCCAGCATCAAGATAAAGAGTATCATTGTTATTATCTGCTACTACTGTTCCTAGTACGCTATCTGCTAAATTCCTAACTACGATATTCTTAAAGATATTCTGTGATGAACCTTTATCTGTATTTGTAACAGCAAAGGTAAGATCGAATGGATCTGCATCTGAACCAGGAGAAGTGTCTGTCCAATTAATATCAATGGATGCACCTGAACCAGCACCTTCAACGAATTTCCATTCTTTACCTTGAGTAATAGATAGTTCAGTACCATCTCCGTCTTCTACTTGGAATGATTGAATATATCTAGTATCGAAGTTTCCAGTTTGAATATTTGTTAAATGACCTCTGTCATCAACAACAAGTCCTGAAACATATATACCATTCTGTGTTGAAAGGTTACCGTATGCTCCGTTTAATGTGGAAGTATCAGAGTGATTAATTGTAATCGTATCGCCAGATCTTGCTGACTCTAGCATCGTGCCGCCATGAATAGTTAGTGTATCATTATTACTATTTGCTACAGCTGTACCGCTATCAGTTGCAATATTTTTCCAGATATACTGTGATGAACCTCTATCGGTATTATTATATGTTACAGCAAATCCTGATACGCTTTCGCTTAATCCAGCTCCTGCACTAAATGTTAAATTATCACCAGGACCAAAAGAAACACCCTCAATATTAGGAGTATCTAGTGTAGCAGTAGAAAGAATTAATGATCCATCTGCTTCCCATCTATCAGTTGCAAAGTTATATACAATTGAGTGAGCACCTGTTACTCCACCAGCCGCGTTACTATGAACACCAGCGAATGGTTTTGTTTCGAGTCCAAATCCGCCAGTTGTTGGTTCAGTTGAACCTAAATTGTTACCTGCTAAAATTAAAGTATCTTCTACTTCTAGTGTTGAAACATTTAATTTAGTTTCAGTTCCATTAACATATAGATCACCTGTAACTGTTAAATCATTTGCGATTGTTACATCATTCGGTAATCCAACAGTAACAGCTCTTCCTTCTGTTCCTGAACCAGTTACCTCAACTTCATTTGCAGTTCCTGCTATTGTTGCAACATAATTACCAGATGTTTTAGTTCCTAGTGTTACAGCATTGGTCGCAATCTTTCCAGTAGTAACTGCAAGGTTTGCAATCATTCCAGTCGCAACACCAAGTGCTTTAACCTTTAAACCGTCCGAACTAATTTCAAGTGAAGTACCATTGAGGTTAACATCAAGATCCCAATAACCAGATAGGTCTGGTGATGTACCAGTTTGTACCCAAGTAGTAGTAAGTCCATTACTAGCACTACTGCTAATTAAATGCCTAGCATTATAGAAGTTAACAAGAGGTGATGTTACTGTAGTACCATCGTTCTTCATTCCAACCACTGTCCATGCTCTTGATGGATCAGCTGATACTTTTGTTTCGTCCCATTGCAGTTTAACATCGTGATCGTTACTACCAGAAATATGATCTCTATCTACTTGTAATCCCATTTGAGTACTAATGTTAGCATCTAATTTTAAGAATGCTGATCCGAAGTTTGCAACTCCACCTGCTGATGAGAATAACACAGTAGCATCTGAGAAATCAACCTGTGTTCCATTTCTATATTTTATTAGATCAGATCCACCATCTTCTCCGATGTTCATATTACCAGTAAAATCTATTGTAGTAGCATCGACTGATAAATTGTTATTAACTGTCATTGCATTACTGAAAGTTTTAGCTCCAGCAATTGTCTGTGCACCTGAAGTTCTAACAACTGTGCTATCAACTGATATTGATCTATTCGCTGTTAGGTTTCCAATAGTAGTAGTAATACCGCTACCGCCAGATAAAGTAATTGCTCTAAGAGTATTAAGTTCTCCATCGTTAGAAACAATAGCACCACTTAGGTTATCTAATACTCCGAATATTGTAGCAGATTTATGTGCGTGAGTTCCGCCACTGTGTGTAATACCATTTGTCGTATTAACTGGTCCAAGGTCTGCTACGATAGCTTGGATTGCGTTTGTAATATTTGTCTGTCCGTTTGTTGAGTGATCGGCAAGTGAACTAAATGCGTTACCACCAACTCCAACTTCGTCATGTAACTCGTTAAGTGCTAACTTAATATTATTAGTATTTGTAAATTTACCATTAAGGTTTCCAATATCTAATACACCACCAATAGTAGTATTACCATCAACCTGTAGCGTAGAAGCCATATCTACTGCGCCATCAATGTCAACAACATCTAGGTTAGAAACACCATCAACATCTAAGACTCCATGAATAGTCGCATTAGTAGAAACATCTACTGAGCCGTTTAAATCTAAGTTGCCATCAATGGTTGTACCATTTAATGTTGTAGTACTATCTACGTTAAATGTTCCAGCAACTTGTGTGTTACCATTTGATTCGTCTACCTTGAAAGTAGCATTACTATATTGAGTACCACCAACTCTAAAGTTACCGTCGACACCAACTGTTCCGTCTACTTCTAAATTTCTATCAATTTGTGTATCACCGGTTGCAGCATCAACATTGAATTTATTAGCACCTACTCTTAGGCTACCATCTATTCCTGCTGTACCATCAACTTCTAAATTATTTTCTACTGTTACATTATTAGCAAATGTTGCATTAGCACCACTACCTGTAAGCATTGTAGTAGTACCAGATTTAATAACTAGATTAGTACCAGAACTAGTTAAAGCACCATATTGACTAGCACCAGGACCATCATTTAATTTTATATCACCACCATCAGCATCTAATACAATATCACCTGATGAGTTAATTGTAAATGCACCTGAATTAATTGTAAATGCATTTGAACCTGCACTAATCTCATGTGTTGATGCGTCGAATACTGATTCAATTTCATTAACTGCACCAATTAATCCGTGAGTAGTCTGTGCAGTTGTTAATGTATAGTTACCTAAACTACCTCTTACTGCAGTTTCTATTTCGTTAATAGATCCAACCAATGTAGATTTTACTGTTGTTCCTAATCCAGTAATATCACCAATGTCGCCTTGAATTTCTTGAATACCGGTAACAGCTGTTGTTGAAGAATACCCTGCAGCATTATTAATATCATTGTGATCACCAAGTTCAGCTCTTAATTCTTCAATAGCATCTTGGAATCCACCAGAAGATAATCCAGTAAATGATACATTAGTAGTACCATATAAATCTGTTTCGTGTTCGTTAATTGATAATACTAAATCATTAGCAGATGTAGCTAAGTTTTCAGTAACACCAACATCATCTTGAAGTTCGTTAATAGCAGCAATAACGTCCATACTAAATATTTTAATATCGTCATTGGCTGCAGCTGGTGTATTTAATTCAATACCATTTCCGTATGTTGTATCATAGTTAACAACAGCACCATGCTTATTACCAGCAATTACTGATGATTGTCCAAGAACTCTTATATCATCACTATCAACAAATGAACCACTACTTACTTTAAGTAGCATTTCGGTTGCAGTAGTTCTTAAAATAGTACCATACCAAGCAGAAGTTGATTCTACACTTGCCTGTGTAGATAATTGGCTGCTGTGAATATAAACAGTACGGCCTTCAACAAATTCTGTTACAGTAGGATTTCCAGTTAAAGGAATCCTAGCTCTTAAATTAATACCGTGGAATCCATTTACTGCAGTTGTGCTTTGTGTAAGTTCAGTTCCATTTTTATAAACTCTTACAACACCTAAAGGATATGCTTCACCAATTCTACTAACAATTTTAGATGCAACAATATCTGATCCACCAGCTGTAAGTTTACTTGAAGCACTAAATGTGCCAGTAGTATTTTTAACTAAGATCTTAGTGCTATCGATAGATACGATTGTACAAGCGAATCCACCAGTCTGTGTCATCTCTACGCCAGATACAAATGATGATGGAATAGTAGGATTTCCTTTAAGAATAATATAACCACCAGTATTGTCAACTGTTTCCTGTGGTTTAATTTCAAACCTTACAGTTTTACTGTCGTCATCGTTTCCATAGAATACTGTATCACCTGCAGTAACATTATCAAATAGATATGTTTTATCTTTTAAATTAGAATTAAGCTGTTCATTATCGCCTAAGTGAAGAGATACTTCGTTACCCTTCTGTCTTAAACCTTCTAATGAATCTGATTGTAATACTCTAGTTTCTTTATTAGCCATTATTTACTCGCTATACTTTTTAGTAATTTCTTTATTTCTGCCATATCAGCTTTTAATGAATCGATGTCTTTACTTTGCTGAAGATCTATTTCAGCCTTTTTGGCTTTACGATCTCTTGCTTCGATTCTTGCTTCATATGCCGACCTATTAGTATTTATAACTGCACCAGTGGATAGATCTTTAACTAGGTTAGGTTCATCAACTATTTTTACTGTTTGTTTTTTTCTTGCCATAATTTTATGCCGTCGTTGCTATTGCTCTAAAGTCTCCCAACATTGGAACATTAGAGCTGTTACGTGATCTTAGTACTACCTTAATTGCAAATTTTGAGAATGCTCCATCTACTACGCCACCTGCTAAACTATTTGCAACTGTAGGATTAATTTCAAAATGTGCTTCACTCATTCCACTATCAGATACTGGAATTGTGTTTACTGGATTAGCTGGTCTCCAATTTAACTGTGTAAAATCTGAATCGTCTGCACCTGATTGTACTTTATAATATAAGTCAACTGAAGAATCAGCTGGCCTTGCTACTGACATATAAACATCGATTAAATCAGCTTCGTTTTCTAATTCAATTTTCTTAGTTATATATTTAGCTAAGTTTGTAGTACCAGAAGGTTGTGTCTCAGCTACTAATCTACTATTGGTAGCATAATAAGGTGCAGTAGCGTCATTGATTCTATTTTGAATAGTAAACAATGAAGTTCTTTCCAAATCAATGGTTGGAGATATTCTATCGTTTCCATTGTTATTTAATGTACATTTAATTTCTGTAAGTGTTGTAGCTCCACCATTTGCATTAGGTGACATAACCATATATGGTTTTTCTGGAACAAAGTTACTATTAGGTAATATTTCAATTTGAGTTTGAGCAGTATATGATTGTTGTGTTGTACTATCTTGAGATGCTGCTGAAATACCAGTTAAATCTGTTTGTATTGAAGTTCCAGGAACTTGAGTGTTTTCCATTTTTAATACTAATGTATTATATAACATATTTTCAGTAGCAGTAACATTATCTCCACCGCCAAATATTCCAACTGTAGTAGCAGTTCCTGCATGTGTTATAACATATGAGTCATGTTCTATCTCTGTAATAGTGTGAGCTTTATTGATGTGTGCTACATTAGTAATACCATTACCAGCAACATAACCAGCAATTATAACTTGATGAGATCCACTACCATAGTGTCCATGGTTAGAATGATAAACTCTAATTTTATTTGTAGCAATATATTCTAATGAATCTGGATTAAGCTTCTTAGGTTCTATTGAGTCATTGACTAATGTAACAAATTGATTAGCCGTAGTACTAAATTGGCATCTATTAAGTTTAAATTTAAGATCCTTAGTTTGCTCTGCTGTCCATGTTGAAGCATTAGCTGATGTAAAGAATACACCGTTATATGGTTGTTTATTAACTCTTTTATTTGTAATGGTTAAATCCATTCCGCCAACTTCTGATACATATACTTTATAATCAGCTGAGTTTGCAATTAATACAATAGAATACTCAGAGTCTCTTTCCAAATAAACTGGATGTTTAAATCTTATAACAGTTCCTGCTGATGCATCACTTGATATATTAATGTTAGCTGGATAAACTGTTACGTCAGAGCCAGGTATAACCTTTTGTGTTGGATAACCATTATCAACAGATCGTATAGAAACTTCCAATGGAATGTTAGCATCTATAGATTCAAAGAATAATTCTATCTCATTTAAAAATACACCAGCTCCTGTAGAGTCTGGATCAGTAATTGTAAATGTTTGTGCTACTGGATCTGTCCATCTGATTAGTTCAGTCGATCTTTCAAATGTAGTTCGACTAACTGCTTTACTTGCTGAACTAACTTCCCTAGTAACTAACCTTGGAACCTTAGTAGCAATAATTGTTTTCTGATGAACTTCTAGTAATCCTTGTGCATAATAATTTGCTGATGCATAAGTATCAGCTTCTGATGAATCGTTTGTAGGGCTATCTGTTAGTTTAAATTCTCTAGTACCAGTTTTAAATTTTAGTACATCGTTTCTAGGAATAATAAATGATCCTATGCATCGACCAGCAGCATCAGTTACTAGTGCTCCTGAATTAGAATCGGGATGTGCACTTTCTCCTGTATGACTTTTAACATTGCTTCTTGTTGAAAATTTAACAAATGATGATTCTTGTCTACAATAGGATGTTACTTTAGTACCATTGAAGAAAGCATCTAGCTTTGAATTCGGCTTAAGAAGTTCTGCGTTAAAGAATATTTTTCTTGATCTAATAAATGGTATAAAGTTTGTTTCTACTACGTAATCGCCAACTTCTTTAAATTGTGTATCTGATGCAACTGAAGTTGTTAGCCCAGATCTTGATTGAGAACCAGTTTCAGTTATAGCTTTTTGAACATCTTGAACTTCAGCTCTACGGCCACCGTTTCTACCTGGTGCTACAAAACCCATAGCCTCAGCTTTGTTTCTGCTAACTAATCTTTTATTAGATGTGGTTTCTGTTACTTCTCTACCAGTCCAGTTAGTTTCCCATTCGTTCCATACTGTTCCTAATATGCCTTCTTGCTTAGCCATAGCAACGAACTGATCATAAACACTAGTATCATCTATGATAATATCTGGTCTTACATCTACTTCTTTCCATTCATCCGATGCAGGAGATAGTTCAATCTTTCCTTCCCATACAAAGATATCATATGGATTTACAAATTCAGCATAAGTAGAAAATGGTTGATCGATATAATTAGCTGTAGTATATGGTAGTGTAACCATATCACCTGAACCAGCAAGTGTGTTTCCTTTTACTCCACTTTCGACTGAAGAGTTAACACATGTACCAGTATCATTAGACTTTCTTACAAGGTTAACGCCTCTTTCATCAAATGATGGTCTAGCAATTCCAGCATCTTTGTCAACTGAAATTTGATAATCAGGATCATTTGAATTACCAATGTTATGTCCTGTAAAGTTATCTACTATAAATCCGTTTTTAATTCTTGGGTTTCCATCGCTATCTAGTAAAGGTGTTCCTTGTGCTGACTTTTCTAATAAAGAAAGCGATGTATAATATTCTAGTGTTTTAATTCGTTTATCTAGCTTGCCAATATCTCTCATTGTGTATCGTTTGTTGTCAAATGGTACTGGTTTAATATCTAACTTATTGAATACGTATGGTGATATGTTTAATGTATATAATGGCATTGCATCTTTAACATTTTCAGGAGCTACTGGATTAAGATCTGATACACCAGTTATATACTTATATGCACCTTCCTTAGTTATAAATAATTTATCTTTTCTTGGAAGGAATATTGTAACATCATTAGTAGCAATATTGTTTGGAGCTATTGGAGAACTAAGTGATGATATTCCTCCAGCAAAATCTCCATCTAAATCTTTAACTGGTCTGAAGTCTAAACAATCTCTTAAATCTACAACTCCGGTTGAGCTTTTAAAACTTGGAATCTCTTCGTACTTAGCAGCTTCAAGAGCTGAAGGTGTAGGATTACCAGGTGTGTAATATGAATCAACTGAGAAATAATCTCCGCCAGTATGTGTATAATGATCTAAGATAATAGTCATATTACCAGGAGCTATTGATTCGCCACCTTTTAATATGATTGAAGCCTCGTCATAAAAGTTTGCTCTTTGGCCATTGTCAACAACAAATTTATCTGTTACCAGAGTATTTGCTCCATCTATAATTGAGGTTACTCTAATTACATCAGCTACTCCTAACTCGTAAGTAGAAGTTCCAGCAGAATATGCAATAGTTTTTGTAACGGTTTGTCGAGATTTAGTTTTAGGTTGAAAGTTAGTTCTTAACACTGTAACAATAGCTGAAATTTGTATTCCAGAAGTCATTGTTTGGCCAGTTTCTGTAGCAGTTAAAGTAAACTGTGAGTTATTAACACCACCAGATGTAGAATCAACTTCACTTATTTCAAATGTTCTTCCTGAATTATGATTAGCAATTGATATTTGAATATCGTCGTCATTTGCTAAAACTCCATTAGTAATAGTAAATACCGCTTCTCCAGTACCACCAATAGTAGTATTAACTCTTTGTCTAACTCTATAAGCACCTGTAGTAGAACCACTAGTTTCTAAAGTTTTTACTGTGTCATAAGGTAACTTAAATACTAATGTGTTATTAGATGTATCAAACAATGTTGCACCAGCAGTAATATTACCACTTGCTCCAGTTCCTAAGTTTCCTTTAAAGTCAACGCCAGATAATACTTGTCCTACGCTTTTTACAGAAGAAAATATATTAGTGCCAGTCATTTGCAAGTCAAATAAGTATAATCTGTAATGGGCTGGATTAACACCGATATATTCAAGTCCTCTAGCTCTTGCTGTACCTATTGGTGTCGATTGATTTACTGCACTATATAAAGTTACAGTTGCTAAATTATTAATGTCTGGAATACCTGTTGTACTATCAGTAGTTAACTTAATATAATTGCCTAGTGGAGTTGAAGTTGTAGCTCCAGCTGCAGTAGCTGTATCGCTAATGCTTCTTGGTTTATCAATTACAATAGGATCCGATGCAGTCTTTTCGACTCGGTATCCTTGGACATAAGCCACTGAAGGCTCAACAGTAATAGCCATTTTACTAGAATCACCACCGTCAGCAGCTGATAAGTAACCATTGTTTCCAGCTTCATCATTTAAATGTTCGTTAATATCTAGGATGAATGGTCTTACTGCATAGTTGCCAGACTCTTCGAATGTTCTTGTAGCAAATCGATCCGATAATGTTGTATCAATTGGATCAGTTGATGTTGTTTGTGTTACACCATTTTTGACGAGGACTAATGGTATAAAGTTAGTAGTTGTTTGTGATGCTACTACAACATTTTCTTTTATTAGTGTAGCAACTATTTTTAGTCTGTCTGCGCCTGGCGCTGTATGATTAGGTGTTCCTGACGCGTTATCATTAAGTGATTGGTCAGAGCCAGAAGTAACTATTGATTGAACGACACTCAGTCCGATTGAGTATGAAGGAGTATTAGTATACTTATCTAATATCAAAGTACTTGTTGGAATATGCACAAATGATCCATGTAAGAAATACACGCCTTCTTCTATACTTACACTAGAACCAGTTCCAACTGAATCGCCAGTTATTAATGAGTCGCCATTATTAACATCAGCTCCAACATATTCAGTTGCACTTCCTGTACCACCGCCAACTTTACCATACCTGGATCCAGTATTAGTAACAAAAACTTCTCCAGTACCAAATGCTTTTACATTTTTATCTGGGCCTCCAGAACTTAAGTATTTAATAAACAGCGTTATTGGTTCTCCTGGACTAACGTAAGTGCTTACTGCAATAACCTTTGCTTGAACTTGGTTACCAGTATTACCTGTACCAGTAATTGTTTTACCTACAAAATCATTTAGGTTTGTAGAAGTAGTATATGTTGCTGCACTGCCAGTAGCAATTGTAGAATTAAATACATCTTCTACTTTTATAAAATCATAATCGATATTTACTGTGACCTTACCGCCTATAACTCTTGAGCCATTATTAAAAGCCCATTGACCATACTTATCAATCTGTGCTTGTAGCGCTGTTTGTAACTGAGTAAGTTCTCTAGCTTGAACTGAATAGCCAGGCTTAAATAAGATTCTATGATAATTTTTTGACTCATCAAAATCATCATGATATGGTTTATCTGGATTGTTATAAAGGCTTTTACTTATTGTCATCTTTTTTCTCTCTTCTTACTATTATTTATATAGTATATTAGAATTCAATTATGAGTTTAATATCTTCAATCTGTGTAGCTGTTCTACTAATAGGTGCTCTGTTTTCTAGGAATACCATTTCGCCGCTACCTTTATGTGCTTCTGCTGTAAAATTAAATCCACCGTTTCCTGTAGTATCTAATGATGCTGAACCTGCTCCGCCATCAGCTGTAGTACTAACTGTCTCACCTGTAGTGAACTTAGTATAACCAGTCTTTTCATTTTGGTGGTAATAAATTCTGCCAGCCTGTGCACCGGTCTGCGGTGCTTCTACGACGAATGCTCTAGCTCCACTTGCTCCACCTACAATAACTTGATCAGCATTGAAGTTTACTGAGGATTGACCAGATGCGATTTTTAAAAACTGTGTTCCTTTTAGAGTAGTTGCTGTGGCAGGTGTAGTTAAATTTCCTGCTACAATAGCTCCAACAGAAACTCCACTAGCAATTGATGATGGATTCTTAATTAAACTAACTTGTCTAAAATCTTGATTAATTGTAAGATCATTACCAGATCCTTCATTACCTGTAAGTAAACTATTAATACCAACATAGAAAGCTCCAAGTTCTGCTACTGGATCTACACCATGTCCGCCTGCAGGAGCAAGGACTGCTCTAGCTTCTGCAATAACTGGAGTTCCACTATCACTTGTGTTTTTTGTTATAACAACATCTGCTACTGTGTAATTGCTTCCTTTATTAGTAATAGTAATACTAGTAATTCTACCACTAGAATCAATATCCTGTGCAGTAATATCAGCAGCAGCATTAATTCCGTCACCCGTAATAGTAACAGTCGGCCTATTAGTTGTACTATAACCAGAGCCTGAAGTAACGCTATCAACGCCGTTAGTAACAAGAACTAATCTTTCAATTCCTTCGCGGTTAGCACTAGCATTTGAAGCTATCTGCGCAGCTTGTTGAGGCTGATTAGGATCAGTAGCTGCAAGAGCTGGAGTTAATGCTAAAGTTTTAACTGGCATGTATGAAGTGGTTAGGAATTTTTCTGAATCAGCAACGGTAACTGTATACATATATTTCCATTGGTAACCATCCTCTGCAGCACCTATAGGTTGTTCTGACGTATGTACAGGTTCAACTGAAACACCTGCAGGGCCAGCAATAATACATTTATAAACTTTAAACTGAGAAGTCATAACATAGAACGGGCTTTGAGAATCAAAGATAGATGTAGGTGTTATTACACCACTAACAGATTCTTTATAATTTGAATCCCATGGTTGATAACTATCTCCTGCAGTCCAATTATGTCTTGGTACTACGTGTGATACATCACCGGCCGCAATCTTTTTAAGACCGATCATGTTCTGCCAAGCTTCTGCTACGTTTGTTTGGTTGTCGTATGGAGTAAAAGCATCAGTGTCTGTTTTATCGGATGTGCTGTTTGACCAAACGTCTGCTTTACCGATGCCAACATATACACTACTAGTTTCTACGTCCTCTTTAAAATTTTGAGCATTTACTACTCTAAATTGTGAAGTTACTATTGCTGTCATTTTTCTAATTCCCGTTGTTTATACATTATGTTGTAGACTTATATGTTATGCTACTCATACCGTTATATCTATTTATATTAGTTATAGATGTAGTTGTAAGTAAATTTGCACCATATTCTTTTAATGGCACATTATCTCTAAATTTTCTGGTTGGAAACCAGTTGTTCTTTTTAATATTATAAAAATTATTATCATGATTAATTTCAAAGGTATCTTCAAATAGATTCATTACTAATTGTAATATCATAGTAGTGTCTTTAGCTCTTACTTCGTCTTGAACACCAGAGCCAAGTCTTACCTCAGGTTCAAATATATATCCGTTACCAGCATTAGTAGGAGTTATAATCGTGGTATCTGCTAATGATGAAGGAACTAATTCAGCTCTTAATATACCATTACCAGTAACTGTTACTGTTGGAACTGATGTGTAACCACTTCCATGGTTCGTCATAACAATTCTACTTATATTACCATTATCCATCTGTGCTACTGCAGTAGCATTGGATCCGCCGCCGCCACTTATTGTTACTGTCGGTGCTGATGAATAGCCACTACCACCATTTACTATTTGTATATTATTAATCGTTGTTGGCTGAAGTAAAAGTGATGCTGTTGCTTGAACGTTAGTTGATAGTGGTTGTCCTAAAGCATTCTTTGCTGTTGGCGCATCTATAACTACCTTAGGTGCAATTCTGTATTTATGATTAACGTCTGAAAGACCATGTAAAAATATTTTACTTATACTTCCAGGATTACTTACTGCTGGTATTGAAGCCGCAATTTCTGTGTAACCTGATCCTACATTAGTAATAACAAATCCATCTGGTGATAATGAACCAGATGCTGTAACCTTACATGTAACAGCTCCGGCCGATCCACCTGCTCCTGTTATAGTAACAGTTGGCCCAGCATAAAGCTTTTCGCCATTAACTATTGTTTCAGTGCTAAGATTTATTGGATAACCATAACCTGCTTTAGCAATTTCAGCTGAAAGAATTTTACCAACATTTGGATTAGCTTGCCCATTCGGTAATGTGGTTGGTTGTAAATTAATACTAATTTGTCCACTTCTTTTAATAAATGCAGATGGTCTTGGTTCAAACATTGACGCAAACATTTTAACTAGAACTGGAACATCTTCTATTCCAATCACACCAGGCTGTCTGTCAGGCATAGATGATAAAGTTAATCTATTAATTCTAGGATAACCATAAAAGAATTGCCCTGTGCCCTGACCATGTTTTGGTCCACCAATATGAGGAACCTCGTACATAGCTTTGGTGTTATCTCCTAAAGCCTTTCTAGTTAATTGTAGTAATATTAGAATCTCTCCAAAGAATTTAAATCCTGCAGGGTGAACTAATTTACTAAATGCTGATGACCAATCTGTTACGTTCCTACCAGTTCTAATAAGGTATGAAAACTTTTGATAAAAGTCGCTGTCTTGTATTTTGATTTCGTCTGATAGCCAACCTTTATGATCTAGGTACTGTCCTTGGGATGCATCCCATGCACCTGACGAAGGTATTAAAGTTTTATCCCATGGTCTTTCTACTTCAACTTCCTCGTTAAACAATAACCTAAAGAATATTTCAATAGAATCTGAAGAACCTCTAACTTTATAGAAGTCAACTATCTTTTTATAAAGAGACCTTTTATCTACATTAGATAAGTCTCTAGGAATAGCAGCTGCTACTTCTTTCTGCATCATCTCTAAATAATCTTCTGTGTTCGCATCGATGTCTAACGCTTCTTCAATTGCGTTCAGCACATATGATGGACCAGGTCCTACCCAATATGTAATTACAGTTGTAAAGGTAGCTTGTAAACCATCAAAGGTATCATCGCCAAAAACAATTCTAAAGGTTTTGCCGTGAGGGTTAGTATTATTTTTAAGCGAGCCAGGAAGTTCGTTACCATTAGTAATATTAAGCTGTGGTGCATTAGCGCCAGTAAATGATATTGGTATACTTTGTCCTGGGTTATATACAACATTGTCAACTGTCATATCAGCATCAGTAGTATTCTTAATTAGTAATGTACTACTTGCTCCCTGAAAGTCTGAAAAGAAATGATCATTAGAATTCTCAGGATCCTTAACTCTAAAGATAGCTTGCTTACTTAAAATAGTATCAAGGAAGACTTCGGTCTCTTGATATATAAACTCTTCCATATTATTAAATTCATAATATGATTTAAGTAATTCTTTAATGCCTCTTTGATTAGACTGATCTCCACTACCAACTTGGTCCTGAAGAATATTAGTAGGGATAAGTTCATCAAGTCTAAGATTTTCTTTTGTCTTACGCTTACTCGAAGCAACTGATTCGATATAACCAGGTGTTTGTGCTTCTCCTCCATATCGAGCCATGTGTTATCCTCTAAGTCTTGATGTTGTGTTATATGATATAGTACCAGTACTTCCTGATACAGCGATTGAATCAATCTCTGGATTAATAGAAGTCTTTAATGGATCGATTGCGATTAGCTGATCTCTCTTAGGAGCAATGTCTAAAGAAGCTGGTGTCGCCGTAATTTTAATTCCACCTGTTGGAAGAACTGAAGGAGCAAAGTTATTTAATACAACTTTACCTGTAGTAGAATTTACAGTACCTGCATCAGCAACTACAATATTTTCTTTACCACTTACGATTTTATAAACATATACTCTACGTTCGTCTTGTCCTTCCACTGCTTCATCTCCAAAGAAGTGATCAACTCCACCAACTTGGAATCCTGATGATGTAATAACTGAATCAGTACTACTACCAGTGACATAGAAAGAACCTGTAAAGAATAAAGTAAAACTATTTTCTGCTCGATTTAAACTAGGTGTAATTGTTTTGAATAACATAGGACGTACAGTAGAGTTAACAATTGATGGATCAGCGTTATCGATTGCTTTTAATAGCTGTGAATGTCTGAACACTCCATCAAATTTGTTAAGGTTATTAAAGTTATAATCTTCTACTGTATCACTGACCACGCTAAGTAGATCACTTGCACTTCTGTCAGTCAGGTTATTATTATATTTAAAGAATACATCTAACTCTAGGTAAGTATAGTTAGGATCAACCATGACCGGAGTAATAGAGACCACGTTCTTACCTTTAAGGATAGTATTCTTAATTGTATTCTTTTGAGCGTCTGTTAGTTTTTCGTTCTGTACTGGTTTAACACAGACATATACGCTACCATAATCTGGTGGATCATTATCTTCACCACCCCAGGTACTAATCGCATCGATGTCTGAGAACTCTCTTTGAATAATAGCACGATAGTCATCTGTGGTTACCGCTCTGTTCTGAGAAGTAAATGTTAGCGGAGCATTATATCGTATTGACTCTAATGTCTCTCTGTCCGCGCCGCCAGTAGACTTACTGACCAGGCTTATTGCGACTGATGATGCACTGAATGGTCCGATATTAATATTAGATCCCATTCCGAAATTTGTCGCACCATTTACATCCTTACCATTTGTATACACATAGTCGAGCGTTACGATATTATTTGACTGAGGACGAGCACCAATGACACCATCGCCAAAGAACACTTCGTAATATTCATTTGCATTCTCTTGTAGATGAAAGATTCGAGTTGCAGCGTCGACATTCAGTAGCGTAGTATACTTAGTATAGATATCGAATGCAGAAGATAAATCGTTAGCCTGTACACGAACGCGCATTGTAGATGTATCTGCATCCTTATCTGATATCTGATACTTCTGATTCGTTAAATCATTGTCTACTCTAAACTTTAAAGTCTTTAATGTACCTTCTGCGATCTCCACATTATTAAAGGTATATACATTTGTGGCTGAATCGATTGTAGCGTTATCTGCAGAGAGGACGACGAACGAAAATTCTCTACCGCCAACAGTTGTGACTAACTGCGTTCCTCGTGCGAGTGTTAGGTTTGCAGGATTATTCGAAGCCTGATCACCAGTGAATCCTGTGACCGCAATATTAACAACTGCACGAGAAGCGAGTTTAGACCTTGGAGTATATCCAAGCAACCTTGCCCGAGAGACTACATTACCACGTATCTGTGCTGAGTCTAAAAAGGCCTCGTTTAAACTGAAGTGAGCAGCCATTGCATTATAGTGTGTATTATATGCTAATACATCTAAGAGTACACTCATACCACTTCCTTCGAAATCATAATCATTAAATGTCGACTGTGTCTTCAGATAGTTCTTAAGATTCTTTTTAATTTGGTCGAAATCTAATTCCGTTACTTTAAAATTTGTTGCCATAATTCTTTACCTTAGTCTTCGAAGTACTAATTCAACTTCTTGTTCTATATCGTACTCCTTTATATTATAGTGTGCGGTTATTCTATATGCGTTATCATCTGCCAGATCATCAATAAACACATTATATAACTCAATCCTTCCCTCATGTATATTCAACACATTCTCTATATTCTCTTTTAATGCTATCTTAGTTATCGTATCAGCAGGTTCAAATAACAACCCTCTCATATTCGCACCAAGTGTAGGAGCAAAAGGTCTATCATAGAAGTTAGATAACAATAAGTTCTTTACTGCATTACGTATCGCCTGTTCATCCTGTGGTATATAAAGATCTTTTGTTTTATCGTTTATATAGAGAGATAGATCAAGGTCAGCCCATCCTTTCTTACGAGAGGTACGCGAAGAGGTCTCACTATCTGATATAACGAATCCTGAATTGTGTCTATTAACTGTTCCCATGTATCTATTTATATCCTTTGTGTTATAGTTGACAAGGTTCTGGAAAGAAATTTTTCTCGAGAAATTTTTTTTATATAATGCATATCGAAGCAAAACTCAGATTCATATCGAAGAACATGCATGTACTAGCCCCCCGCCACCCCTGCATGCATTTCCCCTAGTATATAATGGCCAATATGCGTACACAGATGCCTCATATATTCTCCGGAAACACTGTACATTTGCTCGAAAGTATGGTATAATATAATAGGTTCTATGGGGGGCAGAGGTAGTACTCATTATGTACCTGCCTTTGGACTACTTGTCTGTGCCGTTGATGGTGTAGGAGAACTTGCCCCACCTGTACCTGGCACTTCTGTATGTGTATGTCCTGTTAGTGTAACACTCTCATCGCCTTCACTCTTCGCTGTAATCTCTTCTGCACAAGTAGTAGCCTCTGTTACATGCAGTGTACCAGTGATTGTAGTGTTCCCGTCTATACTAACCACATCTGATATACTATTGATCTCTACATCTCCTGCGTTATTAATATTAATAGTCGTTCCGCTAGAGTGCGTTATATTAATACGATTGTTATTAGGAGTGTTATCATACTCTATTAGATGACCTGCCTCTGTTCTATGTACATGATTTGTGTTACCATCGACATGCGCCTCTGGTGGAATATCGGATACGCCTCCTGTGCTACTTGTTATCGTCCCTAATATGATTGGATCCTGTGCGCTTTTGCCATCTCGGAAGAAGCCTAGGATCCATGAATTGACCCGGCAACTATGGTTTTTTCCGACCCCTGCAACACTTGCAACGTCATTACCCATCATCACTGTAGCCCATGGTAGTTTATCTGTAGGTAATACTCCCTTGTCAGTTGTATGGTAACCAATGCACCTAACACGTACTCTATTCATGTATAATGGATCACTTACGTCTTCTACTATACCTGTAAACCATACAAAGTTGTTATTTGGTGATATGAATTGATCTTCTTTACGGCTAATCATTACTCTGTCTCTCCATTCATGTCCATTATATAAGAATCTTTATTGCAATATACGGTCATGTTATACTCTTCGTCAAAAGAATGTTCTATTTGTGTTACTATATGTCTACCGCTTAGCATTTTATCCATCTTTATGTTACCTTTTATTTCACTTGGATCTTGTGTACGAGGAATCTCAAGGTATATGATACTACCAACAGTAAGATTTAGATCGCCAGCCAGTGTAATCCGTTGCGTTAATGCATCTAAAGTTTGTAGCGTTGCCTGTTGATTCATTACGGTCGGTGATGATGCATTTGAATAGTTATCTCCCTGAAAGGCTTTACTATTAGATGATACATAATGGTGAAATGAATCAGTGGCTTCTTTTAATAATACGGATCCAAAGGTAGATGCATCGGCATATACAGGATGTGCATTTAAACGTGTTGCATTATCGTCTGCCTTCATGACATGTGTTGTTACAGTCTTTGTAGCAATATCAATATCTGTTAATGTAGAGGAATAACCGCCGGAAGCCAGTGTTGCAAGTTGCGATAGATCTAAATCAGATGAAAGCTTTTGTATCTTTTTACGTGCTTCTTCATAATACTCTTCATCTCCTATCTGCGATTTAAAGTATGGAAAATGATTATAGGTATCGTACACTTCGTCATTTAACAAAGATGCATATGAACGTAGACTGACACCATCTTTTGCAGTCTCATAAAAGAAATAAGGTGTTCCTTTATCGTATGTATTACGCATTAACCAGGATATCGCCTCTAATGGATGTAATCTAGGGTATATACCTTCAACAGTACTCTTTGAATCTGTCTCTACAATATGAGTTCTTGACACTCCAGCGTCTCGCATTAACTCTTTGATTGATGATGCAAGTGTTCCTCCAAAGGGTTTAACCATTCGTTTTGTATGTGAAATGTACATGTGTTCAGAGAATGCTTCTATCTGATATACCTGTAACCCTGGCTTAGGCTTGGAATGATTATAGATCTCAGAGATAAACACTGAGAAATTGAATTGTTTTTTCTTATTATCGTTTAAAGAAGTATGCGTTACACCTAATATAATCTCTTCGCTACCTGTTATCTTTGCAGCTTCAAGGAATGAAACCCCATCTGCAATCACTAGATTGACCGTAATAGACGATTGATAGAGTGATTCTAGGACCTTAAATGAATCGACAAGATCGATTATATTGAACTCTTTACCGCTATTTGATACAATTGTTGCAGTCTTTAACTGATATGAAGAGGGTATAATACTCTTACTTGTACCTGGCTGTAGGAAATGTTGATTACTCATTAATCATAGTCTCAAAATCTTCTACGAATCTATCGATATATTGTGGCGATATGACTCGAATGCTAGATCTTTTCTCGTTTAAATCAAATACAAATGATTGATTGGATTGGTATGTAATATCGTTTATAGATGCACCACCGCTGACGTATACACCATTGTCTGTTGGCCTTTTCTCTAGATCGGTGATCAAATGCCAATGATGTGGTGCATCTCTGTAGGGATATACTTTATATGTATCAACACTATCGTTAGAAAGATTACCAGAAATTGTTTCAGAATTGTTAGATACAAGGTCAGGATCGCCAAAAAATGTACCTGTTACGTCCTTTAATACTAATTGATTAAGGTCAATATCCTTTTTAACTAATGTACCTGATGGCGTTGTGGCGCGATTTAAAGAAGCCTGGCCTGTGATTGTTTCATTTAATCTAAATCTACCTGCAAGTGAGTCTCTGAATGTTGTTATACCAAGGTCAGTATTGGTTACTGTAACAGGGTTTGTTGTAATAACGACACCACTATATTCTTCTGCAAGGTAATCTTCCATTACAGTACGGCTCATTGGCCATGCTCTCATGCCATCATGCAACATATCGTTAATTACAAAGAATGTCCAGTAATATTCTGGTGTATTATACAACCTTTGAGATACAATATCAGGTCTTTCACCATCTTTAATATTATAGTTTAGGTATAACGAAGGGTTATCAACACTTGAACCTTCAATTCTGACTGATCGATATATGTCAACTACCTGTTGTATAATACCATCACGGTTAAAATCATAGCTTTGTGTTGGAAATTGTTTAAAGAATGACATGATTATTTACCTCGTACCTGATCGTATCCTTCACCTGTACCATATAGGTCATCACGTGTAAGGTTCTTTGTTTCCTGGAATGATAATGCAATGGATGTTTCAACCGGTGCACCATCTGCGTGGAATATGTTTGCAGTTTCGTTATATGAAGTTGTTGCATTTACTAGATAACAATCTTGAATAAATGGTAAGAATTTAGATTCATCTGCACCTGATGTATAGAATCTAATCTTAAATGTTGGTGGATATTGTAATGCAAACACTCCTAACTTCTTAGGGTATAGATTCTTTCTAAAAAAGTTTTCAATCTGTCGTGCTTCTTCAGCTTCATCTGCAGATTCTGATACTAATTTAAATGTAAATGCAAATGTACGAACAGTTGTAGATTGAAATGCAATATTAGTAAATGGATTAGATACAATACCCTTTTCCAAACCAGCAGTTGTTGAAAATGCTTCTGCAGTTCCGCCTTTACCCTTTAGTAGATTTAGGCCACCAATTGCAACATCAGCCTCAGTCATTTCAGCTTCTCCACTACCTGCAGATTTTGCAGCACCAATTGCACCAAGATCTACTGATGTATAACCTGCAGAATCTGGTACTGATATACCAGTTGGCATATAGAGATGCACCTTTGCACCTCCTTCAGGATTATCTTTAGGAAACACCTGGAAAGACATATGTGCTGCAGTACCATCATCGATCTGCTTTCTTAAATGTTTTGGAAACGTTAAAATTTTCATGTTTTTATCCGTATAAATAGTAGTAAATAACTTATTTGGTATATCTATTTATATGGCTTACAAGGGTAAATACACAGTAAAGAACAAATCAAAGTATGTTGGTGATTCAACCAAGGTAACATACCGCTCTATGTGGGAACGCCAGGCCATGAAATGGTGTGAAAGCAATCCTAGAATAGTAAAATGGAACAGTGAAGAGGTTGTTATACCCTATAAGTGCAAGACAGATCAAAAACTACATCGATACTTTATAGATCTCTTTATTGAAATGGACAATGGTGAATGTATATTGGTTGAAATAAAGCCAAAGAAACACACAGTTGCACCTAAGAAACAGAGAAAAACTAAGAAGTATATCAACGAGGTCACGACCTATATCAAAAATACATCCAAATGGACTGCAGCTGATAAGTTTGCACAAAGGAAAGGATGGAAATTTCAGGTATGGACTGAGGACACTTTAAAGAATTTAGGCATAAAACTACTGAAGAATTGATATAAATAGTATTATGGCTAGTTTATTTAACACATTACAAACAGGTGCATTCAGGGCAGGAGTTCAAGCAAGGACTAAAAAATCGAGTCAATGGTTTGAACGTAAGGTAAAAGAATTAGGAGATGTATCACCAAGGACGGTCCTTAAAGATAAAGCTCTAGACCCTACAACAAAGCCACAGATTGGCGATATGATGATGTACTTCTATGATCCTAAGACCAAAGCAACCCTACCATATTACGATAGATTTCCTCTAACTATTATGGTACAACCAGCTAAAGGTGGATTTCATGGTTTAAACCTACACTATCTTTCACCAAGAGTAAGAGCACAATTCCTTGATGAGTTGATGGAATTAGCACCAAAGAATATGACAGACAGTAGCCGTTTAACCAAAATGAGGTATAAACTACTGACCGGTGTTGCAAAATATAAAGAGTTTCAACCATGTTATAAACATTATCTTATGGGCCATGTTGCATCTAGGATGTCAAGAGTGCCAATGCCAGAGTGGGAAATCGCAGTATTCTTACCAACTGAACAGTTCATGAAAGTTAAGAAAGAATCAGTATGGAGATACTCAAGGAAACAATACGCAGGATAACATATGTCAATTGATCAATTAAAAGCTACAATAAGCAAAAAGGGTGGATTATCACAGGCCAATAGGTTTAATGTTATGTTTACACCCCCACAAGGATCTCTTTTAAACAGTGACCCTGCTACTCTCATTGGAGGATTGGTTTCTGGTGGTGGACTCTCAAACGTTATAAACGATCCTAGGGATATATCACTACTTGCAGAATCAGTTAATTTACCAAGCTCACAGATAACTACACTTGACCATATTGCAGAAAAGCAAACCGTTAAGATACCATACGCAGTAATACAAGAAGAGGTCACTATGACATTCTTGCTTACCAACGATTATTACATTAAGAACATGTTTGATAAATGGGGACAATCAATCGTCGACCTAGAAACATACAGAGTTGCTTATAAAAAAGATATTGTTACAGATGTTGTAATACAGCAACTGAACAAACAGAACATTCCTATTTATGGAGTGAAGTTGGAAAATGCATTTCCAACAACAATTGGAGGTATCGCTCTTTCAAATGAATCAGCTGATACACCAAACAAACTGACCGTGACATTTTCATATGACAAATTTGTTGTAGAGGATGGGTTAACAAGTGCTATATCCGGAGCCGGTGCTGCACTTGGATTATAATTTATATTAGGAGAAATATATAATGGCTTTACCAAAACTGAATAGTTCTAGGTATGAAACAATTGTTCCATCCACAGGACAAACTATAGAATACAGACCATACTTGGTTAAGGAAGAAAAGATTTTAATGATAGCATTAGAATCCAGCGATTCACAACAAGTAATGAGAGCTGTAAAAGATGTAATTAGGGCATGTGTACTTGAAGATATTGATATGGAAAAACTAGCTATATTTGATATAGAAAGTTTATTTTTAAATTTAAGAGCTAAATCTGTAGGAGAAATAGTATCACTTAACTCTAAATGCAGTGAATGTGAAACAGTAAACCCTTACAGAATTAACTTAAGTGATATAAAACCACCTGAGGTTAACACTAATAGGATGGTGGAATTAACTGATACAATTAGTGTTAAATTTAATTACCCTAAGGCTGCTGATTTAGAGAAATTTAAAGAAGGCGAATTAGAAACTGTTGATGGTGCTTTTAAATTAATTAAAAGTTGTATTGATGGTATATACGATGATGATAAAGTTTACCCAGCTAAGGATGAAACGGATAAGTCGTTAACAGAATTTTTAGATGGATTAAACAATGTGCAATTTGGTGCACTTACAGCGTTCTTTGAAAATCTACCAGTGTTAAAACATATGATAGAATTTAATTGTATTAAGTGCGATAAGAAGAACGAAATCGAGTTGAGAGGACTGCAGAGTTTTTTTACATAAGCCTCTCTCACGATAGTTTAGTAAACCATTATAAAACTAACTTCGCGATGATGCAACATCACGGATATAGGTTAAGTGAACTTGACGATATGGTACCGTGGGAACGAGAGATATATGTCGCTCTTCTACAGGAACATATTAAGGAAGAAAACGAAAGGTTGCAAAAAGAGCAACAAAAAAGGAACCGATAATGGAAGAAGAAATTAAGAAAAGTGGCCATCATCCCGCTGATGTAAATGGCGATGGATATGTTACACCAAATGAACAGGAAATGTATTTAGAATTTAAGCGTAAAGAGCTTGAAGACCAAGATGCAATGAGAGATGCTCAACGAAAGATGGCATGGTTCTCTTTAGGTGGTATGTTACTATACCCATTTGCAGTTGTATTGGCATCATTAGCAGGATTAGATGAAGCACAAAAGACTCTTGGAAGTATGGCTCCAACATATTTTGTAGCTGTTGCAGGTATTGTTGCAGCGTTCTTTGGTGCACAAGCATTAGGTAAAAAATAGGAATAAAAAATGGCAGAAGATACCGGTAAAACAGTTCCAGGATTATTAACCGAAGTTGTTAAAAAACTAGAAGCAGTTGATAAGACTCAAGACACTACTGATAAATCCATTAAGGATGAATCGGCTAAGCAACAAGCATTGTTACAAGTAGGGTTAAACATGAGTGCTGAACAAGTTTCAGCTGCCGAGGCTTTAACCACTGCTTCTGAAAAGAGTGTACAAATTCAAGATCAAGTTAGAGATGCAGACCTGGCTAAAAAAGGTAAAGATGCAGAAAACGATAGAGAATCTGGAAATATCTTTAGCAGAATGCTTGATTACCTTGAAGGTATATTCGATAACACTATTCCTAAAGCAGAAAACATTAAATTTGATGGAATTGGCCAAGCTGCAGGTGGATTTATTGCTGCTATTGGTGGTGCACTTATTGGATTAGGCGTAGGTATCGCAGCTGGTCTATTAGGTAATGTTAAATTAATTCTTGGTGGTTTTACTAAAGTACTTAAACTTGGATTTACCAAGCTCGGTGCTTCTTTGGCCAAAGCCTTTCCTAAAACAGCCAATCTATTAAAGGGTATTAGAACTTCCATTAGGGCTGCTGCTAAAACATTTAAAAACTTCTTTAAAGATATACCTAAAGCCTTTAAGGCTGGATTTGCTGGTTTAAAAACATTTAGAACTTCAGTAGGTCAATTTGGTAAGTTAGGATTCTTTGGTAAGTTAGGTGCTCTCTTAGGTAAAGGAGTTACAGCACTTAAAGCAGTAGGTAAATTCACTGGTATTACTAAAGGATTTGCAGCTATTTCACAGGCTTTTAAATCATTTAAAGGCGCGGTCGGTGGTATTTCCAAAGGTGCTAAACTACTTGATCCTATAAAGAAATTCCTTAAGCCTATAACAGCAACATTCAAAACATTCTTTACTGCCTTTAAATCATTTGGTAGTGTTATTGGTAAACTATTCTTACCAATACAAATTATAATGGGTATTGTCGATACTGTTAAAGGTGCTATTAAAGGGTTTACAGAACAAGAAGGTGGTCTTGGTAAAAAGATCATGGCTGGTATATTCGGTGGATTCAGTGGACTACTACAAGGATTAATTGGTATGCCTTTAGATTTACTTAAAGATGGTATTGCATGGTTAATGGGTAAGTTTGGATTTGATGATAGTGCTGAAGCTCTTAAAAGCTTTTCCTTTAAAGATATGATCGGTAAACTCTTTGATAAAATTAAAGAAGCAGTATTTGGTATTATAGATTGGTTTGGAACACTATTTAGTAATCCAATGGGTGCACTTAAATCGTTGGTTAGTGGTGTAGGTAATATAATGAAAAAGTTTTATGCTAGCATACTTAGACTTATTCTACCTGACCCTAAGGGAGAAGGTGCATGGTATAATCCAATGAATCTTATTTCAAACGTTATCCCTGATAGTGTATACGAATTTGCTGGCCTTGATCCAGAGACAGGTGATAGGATTCCAGAGCCAACTGATCAAATCGAAGGAGCTGGTCCTCAAGTTATGACAGGTGAACAGATTGGTGAGACATCTACTGAGAACCAAACTATTAAGGAAGAGTACACTAAAGAAATAGTAGTACAACAGGTTAATAATCAATCTAATACAACTACTACTACAACCTCATTCAGTAATACTACAAGTTCTAGAAAGCGTAGAGATCTAAACCTAGCCAATCAGTAAAGCCATCCTTGGCAGTAATTCTATTCCTCTTCTGGTTTGGTTGCATCTGTGCCAGTCTTGTCTGCAACATCTTTAATAAGATTAGATGTTACATCCAATACACCTGCGGTTACACCAAAGACATCTGAACCGACACCTTTAATAACACCACCAGTACCATCGATAGTTGCATCGACAGTTGAACAAGCAGACAAAACTAATGCGAATGCAATTGCAATAAAACGCATAATATTCTCCTGTTTTCTATATTACTGGATAACCAGATTCCGAACGCTTACCCATATAGGGCATCCCCACACTGTTACTTTGTTCAGTTCGTGAACACATATATGTATACAAAAAAAAGAGGCGATCCGAAGACCGCCTCTCTCAAATAAGTGGTTGGTTGACCCAACTCTTATTATTTTTACATCAAGTTTGTTACTTTAACGCTTCTGTAGTACTGGTTACGATCAGCAGTGAAAGTAGCAGCATCAGTAGTTCCGTCAGCTTGGGTAACGAATGGATTAGCAACCATACCGTAACGAGTCTTGAAGCCGATTTTTGGCTGGAAGTCGGCAGGATCGATTGCACGTACTTGCTGCAGCGGCACATATGGGCAGTAGAAGATACCAGCATCATATGCCGAAGTACCTTTGTAGCCAACTGTGTAGAACTGAGAAGCAGCACCAGTGTTAGCGGAGTATGGATCGATGTACACTTTGTAACGACCGTTCAATACACCAGCAAAAGTGTTACCAGTATCATCAACATTCAGATCTGTGTTCAGTGCTGGAGCATAATCCAGAACACCAGCCATTGCCAGAGCAGAAGCAACATCAGAAGAACATACGATGAAGTTACCTTTACCGCGACGAGTCTCTTGAGCAATTACGTTGGCATCACGTTCAATGTTGAACAGAAGACCTTTGAAACGCTCAACCGACCAACGACCGTTAGAGTCGACGTCAAGGTCAAAAGTACCAGCAGTAGCAGTAGAAGCAGAACCAGGTTTTGCAACTTTATAGATTGTGCGGATCACCTCACGGTTGATTTCAGCCAAAATTTCCTGAGACAGAATGTTCGACAATTCGCTCTCAGCGTCAAGACCGTGGATTGCTTTCAAGTCTTGTGCCAGTTCGATTGTGTACTCTGCTTTCAGTGCGCGTGTCTTAGCAGTTACAGAAGTTTTCTCGATCGAGAATGCCATCTCTGCAGGGTCAAGTGCTTCACCAGTGGCAGTAGCCATGCCAGTACCAGTTGTGTAAGTACCGTCAACTGGGTTAGAACCAGCGTGAGTGCCAGTACCAGAGAAGTCTGTGTCAGCTTCGTTGAACAGGGCTTCAGTACCAGTTTTGCTAGTGTAGTGCGATTTCATCGCAAAGATCAGTCCAGTTGGACCAGTCATTGGCTGAACACCACAAACATCGTATGCCATCAAGTTTGGCAGCGCACGACGAACAAGGCTGATCAATACGGGATCGTAGTTGTCAGCGTTTGCTACAGCGTTTTCGCTTTCGTGAAGAGCAACTTTCTCTTGACGAAGAGCTTTTTCTTGGTTTTCAAGAATAACAGCAGTCACATTTCTGCGGTGCGCATCCTTAATTTGTGGAAGTTCTGGGTGGTCCAGTACTGGAGCCCATTTTTCCATTTGTGATTCTGAAAGATACATCTTTCGTCTCCTTGCTTTTTGGTTGTTTTAAGTTTTAACTATTATTATTTATAAAAATTATCTTTTTACCGATTTCGAAATCGCTTGGGCATAGATGCTGATTGGTGAAGAATCTTCATTGATCACAACACTTTCGTCGTCAATCAATTTGTCTTCTTCCTGCAATGCTTTCTGTGTAGGGAAATAATTTTCCTTAATCACACTCAGCTTAACAGAGTAATCGCCATCAAACTCAACGTCTTCAACGAGTTTCGCAAACTTCTCAGCTTCAGTTACAGTCAAGTCAGCAGTTGCTTCTTTGAGTGCAGCATCTCTTGAGAGGTCTACATTGGCAGAGGATAGGGCGACTTTCTCTTCAGTCGACTCATCCAGCTTGGCTTTGAGTGATTCAATTTCACCCTGCATTTCGCCCAGAACATCGTATTTCTCTTCAGGAATATCAATGTAATGCTCGGCAAAAACTTCTTTCAAGGAGCCGACGAATGATTCAGTGATCTCGTTGCGCAGACCGCGCTCAATAGCGAGTTCATTTTCTTTCATCCAGTTTTCGGCTACATAGTTCAGATAACCATCGATTTTCTGTACCATATCTTCCATGAATGTATCTTGTGCTAGTGCAGCTTCTTCAGCTAGTTCAGCTTTAATGTCTTCCATTTCAGAAGTAACACGGGCTGTAACAACAGCTTCAAACAAGCCAGCAGCTTTAACTTTAAATTCTTCCGACAGATGCTCTTCATCAGCGAACAAGTTAGTCATGTCATCTTGGAACAATGTATCTTCTTCCAATACTTCATCGACTTCTTCAGCAGACTCTTCTTCGAGTTCAGCTTCAACTTCTTCGTCTGTGATTTCTTCTTCAAGAACTTCGTCTTCAGACTCAGTGTCTTCAGCTTTTACATCAGCTGAAGTTCCAGGCTTATTTACCTGACCTCCAGTAGATGCAGTTTTCGAAGAACCTTGAGTTGGTGAGGTTTGATCGCCAGCAGTAGGACTAGAAGCGTTCTTGCTACTGTCTTTCTTTGCTTTAGCGGTGGCAGATTTTCCTGCAGTAGCACTCAACCCATCAGTTTCCAGTGTTTCTTGTTCTGGATTAGCGTCTGATGAACCTTGTGCTGGAGCAGAAGCATCGCCTTGTGATCTGTCTGCGGGACGTGATGCAGACTCGTCTAGTTCATTGACTTCTTCAGTCACCATTTCTGGCTTACCTTTCAGAAGTTCTCTGATTTTGCTTTCTACAGCCATTTTATTCTCCTTGTAGAGTTCGTTTTGCTAGTTTTATTTATAATATCTTAAATCTTTGATACTTTGTTAAGGAATGAGCTAAACACCGCCATCTTGGTGGCTTCTAGTTCATGGGAACTGGCTTCTTTGATAATCTCTTGAGCCCTTTCCATTTCTCTTCCTTGCCAGATACCGTCAACCATAACCCACTCACGGCTTTCCATAATACCTTGTACAAAGGCATCGGGAGCAGATGGGTCTGATACGATATCAGCAGCAGTTGCCAACATAAAGTCGTCTTGTACTTCGCTGATGCCTGACTTCTCACGGATAGATCCTAGACCACGAGAACTTACACCAAGCTGACAACCTGCTTCAATTAAACCTGCAGCAATCTTACCCATAGGAGTGTCAAGGACTTTTGCCTTACCGATCCAGTTGTCTCCATCTTCTTTAAGAGAGACAATCATATGAGAAACGCGATCAAGATTTACCGTTGGACCATCTGGATGACCCAATTCGCCTAGAGCACGGTTCTTATTGATGCAGTCTTCGGTGTAACGTGCAACTTCTTTCGCCATAATCTCTTTAGGATATACACGACCGTTGCGGTTTTTTAGATTGGATTGTAGAAAAACACCTTCGATGAAGAGTTCTTTCTTCCCGTCTTTTTCTTCGAGGATGTATTGAACATCCTCTACGAGTTCTTTAATAAGTTTCATTATCCTAGATCTCCTTGATTCTGATGCTGCTGAGAACCATATCCAGAAACTTTGGCGCACTCTACAATAACTGTGCCGCCTGCACCGCCAGCAATTACAATTGCGATGTCTGATGTGTTCTCATCGTTGTCTGTAAACCCATAAAAGTCCATACGACCTGTAACTTGAAGTTCGTATAATACTTTAGAATTCCTTGTTACCTGCGCAGAAGCACCGCTTGATAATGCCCACTGAATGTTCTTGATATTCACAGTAGGCGATGCTTGCGTTTCTGTAGACTTCTTCAGAGTTGTAGCCAACGCAATCGTCCCAGTAGCGGCAGTCCCTCGGACAGCGACCACGCCATGGGTTTGCGTCAATTTTAATGTGTCAACTGTGACTGCCATTTAATTATTCCTCTACTGGTTCTAGTTCCCAAACTGGGATACGTTTTAATGATTCTTTGAACATAACTTCAGCAACAGCATCAACGCCTTCGCCCATAGTAGCAAGAACATTTCCCTTACCTTCTTTGGCGTGCATTACTTGAGCATTTGGAGCCATGTAAAATTTGGTTGTGTCGGAACTGCCTTGCGTCGGAGGAGTTTTATCTCCTGCATTACCTGCCTCTGCTGCACCATGGTTCGCAGTTGGCTCTTCAGCTTCTGGCTTATTGACACATTCCTCTTCTTCTGTTAGAGCATAATTTTCATTAACACCGCGACCTTTTGGGTGGCTCAAACTAGATGTATGATTTGCTTCCATATGCTTATGGTATGCTTTATGAGTAGCAGAACCATGACCGCCTAAATGAGTTTTAACAAAACTCTCATGGGAGTTCTTAGCGGTAGTGGAAGCGTTGCCGTCACCAATAGCACCGACGTTATGGGCAGCTTCGTGGGAAGCATTTGCGTGGATAGCGTTGGCAACCTCTGCACCGTGTTTCTTAATATTGGCTTGGTGTGCCATCTTAACAGCAGCATGACTGCCCTCACCGATATTATGATCAATCATGTGTGCAGTGAGGTTTGCAGAAGATTTTGCAACTTCGCTTTCTGTTAGAACATAACCTTCAGAAATGCTGTCCATATACTTCTTTTCCATATGCTTATGGTAATCTTTGTGACCAGCAGAACCGTGACCGCCTAAATGATTTTTAACAAAGTCGTTGTGTACTTTATGCCCAGCAGATCCAACGCTAGTAGCATTATGTGCTGCTTCATGATCAGCATTTGTGTGAATGGCTTTGGCGACCTTTTCACCATGTTTCTTAATATTGGCTTGGTGTGCCTTATTAACAGTGGCTTCACTGCCATCGCCAATATATGCGTTTGTTCTCAGTCTTGCCATATGGGCAGCATCTTTTGCGACACTTTCTTTAACGACTGGATGTGCGCCTTTCATTACTCGGCTTACTACATCAACTAAATCTTTAGGTAGTGGTTTCATTTTATTCTTCCGTTTCTGGTTCTGTTGGAACTGCAGCATCAACATCGCCAGCAGTCGGTTCTGGTAATTCTATTTGTTGATTGAACATACTTCCAGCAACTTCAGCTTTTCTATCAGCTACCATTGCATCAGCACGGTCATTCATCATACTATTGAATGTATCCTGAGCATCTGTCAGTTTACCATCCTTCCACTGATCCATCATATTACGAACTGCGTCTGCACGTGCATTTTCAACTTCACGTTCTACGTTTTCTTCACTCATCATTTCCACCTTCATATTGTTGCGGCTCGACCTTCAAGGACTCACCATCTATTTGCTTGTTGATTGCGTCGATTTCATCATCGCGCATTTTTAAAATTTCTTTTTGCACATACTCTTTAGAGAAGTATTCACCGACATAGTTAGATAGACCATTCAACACTTCTACCCGACTACGCAAGATCTCTTGCTCTTTAGACTCAGTGTAGTATGCATCGGAAGCATACTTATATTGTAGACCATCGCGGATACTTGGCCAATCATCTTCTGTGATTATGCCTTTAAGAATCAGCTGCGTCTTGACCAAGTCGTCAAACATTGCAGAAAAACGTCTACGAAGTTTTGCGATAAACTTGGTAAACTTTAATTCATCTCTGCTAATCTCAGCACTACGTCCGAAATTAAGACCTTGTTGTGCACCTTCTAATCTAGAGATGGGGACATTCAACGCTTGATAAAGTTTGCGTTGGAAGTAATCTACGTCACCAGTTTCTCCGAGATTAGAACCTCCTGGAAGTGTTTGAATCTCTGTGCCTCTACCGCCTTCGCGTCTTGGCATCCAGAAGTCTTCAAGCATCGACATAAACTTCTTGTCGTCACGGATCTCTCCAGACTCACCATCATAAACTAATTTGTTACGATAGCGATTCATAATATCTTTGAGATACTGCTCTGCCTTCATTGTGGGCAGATTACCAGTATCTACATAAAAAACTCTGCGCTCTGGAGCGCGGGTAATACGGTATACAACAACAGCATTCTCCATCATTCTCAGCTGATTTGCTGGACGGATAGCTTTGTGTAAATATGACAACGGGATATTTTTATCTTGGTCTAAGAGACCTGAGGGAATGTAGGTAACAGCATCCTTCGAGATCTTCAGAGATTTATCGTTAGCGTTTCCTGCTTTATACTGTCCAGGTTTGTTAGCGATACCCTTGTCGTCATAAATGAAATACTCTTTTACCTCTTTGACCATACTGACGCCAGTCTTAGGATCTTTTTCCTTCTTGACATCACGCACTTTCTTTATTTTGCGTGGGTCAATATACCTGACATCGTGTAGACCTTTTCTTGGGTTGGTTTTATCGACAACTTTGTGGAAGTAAATTCTTCCATCGATGTACCAACGTCTGTAGTAATCTTGTGCACGATTGTTGAAGTCCATCAACGATAATACATTGTCAAATTCATCAGCGATTGCTTTCTTAACAGCTGTTGACGCTGGGACACCATCTGTGTCAATCGTTACTGGCTTTTCGTCGTCAAGGTTCGAGATACTATCATTGACAATATCTTCGATTGCAGTGTCGATATCGGCATACATTGATATGTCCCGATAACGCTTGATGAGTTGCTCTTCAGTATTAGCAACTCCCTCGACATCGAAATAAGTGCCATAGTAACCACCACCACGGATGGCTTCCAATGCACCATCAGAATCAGGAGCAACGAAAGACTGTGCAGCTTTCGGCTCCTTTTTCCGATTGATTTCAAATCCAAACAATTCCATTATATTTTCCTCTATACCTAATAGATGTTATATTATTTATACTACATCATAATGGGTATATTGGAAGGTCACCGTAAACTCTTCAAAGATATCGTTCTGTGCATACTGCAAGGTGATTTCCGACATATTGATTGGGAAGCAATTACGCAAGGTATACTTACCTCCAACCAACACTTCATCGTTACGATCCAAATGCTCGACACCAATGTCAGCTTGGTATTCGCTTGGAGTGAGGATACCAGTATTGTCTTCACGATTATTCAAACCATTCATCCACTGCTCGAATGGCTGGCGTAGTGAGAAACCAGAGTCGTTCACGATTGTTACGGTGAACGGGTCAAAGATTCTTTCACCAGCCAGTTTGATCTCACGACCACGATACTGGATGATTGCAGGGTTTACGTTAGAGGCTGGAAGTGCCGCCCCAGTTACCAAAAGACTATAGCTTGTGTCAACATTAGGCACATAGCTTGGGAATGCTAGGCTTACGCGAAACTGATTTGGTCTCGCTCCACCCGCACCTAATCTAGCCTTAAATTCTTCAATATTCATTTCTGTCTCCTATAATTCTAGATTAAGCACCCAGCTCTTCGAACGAGATACCTGTTCGAGTCGCTACGAATGTCAAAGTGATAAAGTTGATTGATTTCGCTGGCTTAATAAAGATGTCAGCGCGGAATTCGTTGCTGTCAATAACCTGTCCAGTGTTATTTGTTTCGTCACAAACAACGCGGAAGTCATAAACACCGCGACGACCTTGTACATCACGCAAGAACGGTTCTACCAGAGAACGGAACTGGGCACGAGTAAAGGCATCGTTGAATTCAAACAACTGGAACTTAGCAGCTGCCGCCACTGCTTTCTCGATAACGATAAACAGTCTACGAACATTGATACGGTTAAATGCGCTGGATCTAGCCAGTAGAGTCTTATCACCGAACAAGATAATACCTTGCTGAGACGACTGAACGATTGGGTTCACGCCAGCAGAGTATAATGTGTCGCGGTCAGACTTCTTAGGATTGAATGCCAACTTAACAGCGTTCTTGATAGAACCGCGATTTACACCAGCAGGTGAGAACCATGGATCAGCTTCAAGGTCAGCAGTTACACAGCAACCAGCAGTGTCAGCATTACAAGGAACCCACGCATAAGCATCGTTGTATCGGTCATACATATACTTCCAACCACTATCCATGACAGCGAAAGAAGATCTTGTGTAGTTTGCCAACTCAGCTTTGATGTCAGTTACTTCAGAACCTGAGTTATTTACAACACTTGCTTTTGCAGGGGAAACAAACGCGAGGCAGTCTTTACGGATCTCAGTGATATTGTCGATGATATAATCACCAACAGTCGAACTATGAGCACCAGCAAAGATTAAGCTAACATCAGTTTCTTCGTCATTAGCGAACTTCAAGTAAGAAGCCTGCAGATCTCCATCAGTCGGTGAAACATGTACACCACCAGAGAAAGACCAAGCAACCACGTCATTCGAAGTTAGAATTCTTGGATACGGTTGTGACGTACCAGCAGCTGAAATATTAGCTAATGTTGTCGCCAAGTCTTGTCCCCAAGGAGTACCAACAGAAGTTGCTGTTGTGTCAACCTGATCAGTGAAACGAATCCACTTAGATTTTGCATTAATCGCGTCTTTGTAGTAATTTACGGAGTTGTCATCAGCGCGAGCACCTTGAATTTTTGAGAGTCCTTCATACTTCTCAAGAACAGTTCCAGCTTTACCAGTGATAGCACCGTTTTCGTCAATTACGATAAGATGTAATTCGTCAAAGTTCACACCATTAGAATTCGCCCAGTCAGTAGTTCCTGGAACTGTATCAAACTCTTTCTCATATGTCCACTGTGTTACCAAAGTTACAGTAGCTGCAGCACCTGTGCCACCGCCACCAGAGAAAGTGACTGCAGGAGCAGAAGTGTACCCAAATCCTGGATAGGCAATTGTAACACTACTAACAGCGTCACCAGTTAGAGCAGCGACACCAACAGCAGTACCGCCATTGGAAGGCGAGGCACCGATTGCTACAGTAGGAGCAGAGGTATAACCAGAACCACCAGCACCTATAGTGACAGTCATTGAAACGCTAGTACCGAATGTTCCGATGTCACCGACAGAAACCTTCAGGCTGTTTCCGAGTATGCCTGCATATTTTGCGGCAAATGGACCAACACCATTAGTTTCACCAGCGTACGATGCGTCATATTCATCATCGTTTCTGATCAGCTTACCGATTGGGTTGGCGTCATCGATCAAAACAGTAGCAGTTGCACCAGAACCACCGCCACCAGAAATGGTTACGACTGGGTCAGTGCCATCGATTGCATAACCGAAACCTGCATCTGTGATAGTGATTGCTGATACTGCTGCGCCTGTGATAGTTGCTGTTGCCGTTGCAGCTCGACCGCCATTTGCTGGTGTTACACCAGTTGGATCAGCGATTGTGACTGTTGGGGCAGAGGTATAACCAGAACCAGCAGCAGTTACTGTCGCAACACCAGTCAAAGCACCGTTTGCCGTTGCAACAGCGTTTCTTGCAGTTGCGCCAACTTCTCTCGATACAAGAAGGTTTGAACCGTATGCTAAGAAAGATGAAGCTGTAAGGAAGTCTACATTGTTTGCTTTTGCTGGCTTGCCGAAACGCTCAACTAATTCGTTTTCACCTGAGATTGAAACTAACTCTCTAGCTGGACCCCAAGCGAAATCGCC